GCGAACCTTTGACATACGAAAATATAGCAGAACAATATGTAACAGCAGGTAGACCAAAAACTACAGATGCTTATAAAAAGGGTTTAAAAATAGACATGATGAGAGGTAATTAACTATGGATTCTAATTTGATTAAATACGAAGATTTAGGAAACAATAATACTAATAACAATTTTAATAATGAAGATGATGACAGTATCTATTATGAATATGCAAGGCATAAACAGGAACAACAATGGAATAATATTAGGCAAACATTAAAAGCTGTTAGCGAAATTAATGGTGATAAAGCAGGTGAGATACAAAGATTTAAAGAACAATTTAATTTGCCAGAAGATTTTGATCTCAAAGATGATGACGAAACTTTTCAATATATAAAAAAAAGAAAACGTGAAGAATATCTATTAAATCAAAATTTTGCAAGGATAAACCCAGTACTAGCAAAGCAATTACAAGATCCTAAATTTGCTGCATTAGCACATGACAATATAGAACATTTACAAGAATATTACACAACAACTAGGTCACTAACAGCAATACCACGATTTGTAAAAAATGAAATTGTAGGTTTACCCCAAGGTATACATAAAGGTTGGTTATCAAATGAAAGAGGATTATTAGGATATCAATTAATGACAGGTGATGAAAATAATGAATATCACCAAGGCGATAGAATTAAAAAATTTATAGCTGCTGACATTTTTGGTGCATTTAGTGAAAAGCAATCACGAGAAGAAAAGTTAGCAAGAATAAAAGAAATTGATAAAAAAATTGCATTGTATAACGCAGATGGCGTTGGTTGGCTAGAAGCAGGTGGATATTACTTTGGACAATGGGGTAGGACTTTACCTGCTGCTGCAACAACAGGAATAGTTACTGCAAAAATAAATGCAAAAATTGGTGCATTAATGGGTAGTGTTGTTCCTGTAAAAGGTACGGCAGTTGGTACAATTATTGGTGCAACGACAGGTTTACCTGCTGCGTACAACTATATGTTCCTTAACTCATATATGGTTGAGGGTGGTAATTCATATTTAGATGCAATACAAAGAAATGGTGGATTAAATCACGAAGATGCTGCAAAACAAGCACATATGGTGGGTTTACTTGCAGGTGCAGTTGAAAGAGTAGGATTGCCATTTTTGTTTGGTGCAGGTAGTAGGCTTACATCAAAAACCATAGTAGGAATGGGTTCTAATAAATGGCTTGCAGGTTCTATAAGTAGATCTGGATTAGATAAAAAACTACAACCTGCATGGAATATGTTTAATAAAAGAATATTGAGAAGAGCAACAAATGTAAGTTTGAGCGATAAATTTGAACAACTTACAAAATATTCTGTATCAAGAAGTATTTTTGCTGACATAGCACAAAATGTGTTAACAGAAAATGCAACTGAAGTAACACAAGAGTTGATAAATATTATCGGTTATAACATAGCTGCTGAAATGGCTACTTATGAAACTACAAACGTATCAGCAGAAGAAACAGCAGAAAGAATTTTAAACGTATTAGCAGATACTACAAAAGGTATGTTGACATTTGGTATCTTGACATCAGGTGGTGGCTATTATCGTTCTGCAAATAATTTAAGGCAATCAGATAGTGATCAACAATATATTGACAAAATGCTTGAAATAACACAAAACGACAAAACATTAAAAAGAAATAAAAATTTATGGCAAAGATATATGGATTTAGTTGGTGAACGTAATGGTGTTAAAGATTTTTATATAGACGCAAAAACATTTCAACAACAGCTAGATGACAATAATATATCAATGGAACAATTAGAATTGTTTTCACCAGAACTTAGTGAACAATTAAAAAGAGCAGATGAAGAAGGTCTTGTTGGTAAAAGTATAAAAATTACAACTGGTGATTATTTAGCAAATGTTGCAGGTACAGAATTCCATAATATATTAAGGCCACATATACGTCTTGGTGCAGAAACATATAGCCAAGCAGAATTTCAAGAAGTATATAAGATTAAAGATGAAATGCTTGATAAAGCATTAAGTGATATTAAAAAAGGCACAGAAGAATTTAAGCAATCACAAAGAGAAGCACGAGCATATAAAAAACAAATAAAAGAACAACTAATAGCTACAGGCCAATACACAAAAGAATCTGCAACTGCACTAGCAAATTTACCTTTGCATTTTGCTTTGACTTTTGCAAAAAGATCTAATATGTCAATTAAAGAATTTTTAAATAAATATTTATATAGTGTTCAGTTTGAAGGTAAACCAAAAACTTTTGGCGATGATTTTTTTAATCAAGACGGATCAATAAGAACTGAATCAACATTGTTTAAAAATTGGTTTGGCAAATCAAAAATGAAAAATGCTGATGGCACACCAATGGTTGCATATCACGGTACTACAGCTAGTTTTGATCGTTTTGATTTAGATAATCCAAATAAATATGATATGGGATTTTTAGGTAAGGGAATATATTTAACACTTAATGAAGGCCATGCAAAAACATATGCAAGACAAAAAAGTGTACGCACAGGTGCTAAAGAAGCAGATCGTGTAGTTATGCCTTTATATGTGCGTCTA